TTTGGCAATTTCTTCCCTAGTGCGGTTCAAAAGAATAGACAAACGGATTATTTCGGCAGATTTTTCCCTAAGCACCCAGCCAGAAATGCCGACTACGCCGCTTAAAATAATATTCCAAAGCATCATGTCCATGTCAGCAGTTCCACGCCCTAAGGCTCTTGTTTATACGACTGTTCGGGTCTTTGGCTGTCTTGGAACTCGTGTTCTTGGCTTTCATACCAGACATTCTGGCGCAAAAGGACTTTCGCCGTGCTGCGTCTTTCTCTGTCTTTGGCTTGGGCGCGGGGGCCTTCAACCCCGGTTTCCCGGGGTTGGCCTTGTTGTAGGAGGCGCGCCCTTTGGCGTTTAATCCACCTTTCGGGTTTTTGCCCTCTTTCCGCGTCCATGCTTCTGATTTAGACATGGCCGATAGTCAGCAAATACGGTAGGTCTGCTTACGCGCTGCGCCCGTGCCGCGGGTCGTGCCTGTAACAGCCCCACCCATAGACATTTTCTTGGGGCTTTGGCCTTTATGGGCACTATCTTTCATCATTGTGCCATCAGGCATACGGTGCATTTTTTCTTTTTTGCCCGCCATGCCGCCGTTCATCATTTTTTTACCATACATACTATTTCCCCTTAGGCGTAGAAAAACGTGGCAGCCGTCACGTTGGCTAAAACAGCGTATGCGTCAGTTGCGCAACGAAGACCGTCTTCTGGTAATTTCATATAGACCATCCCTGCTGCCGCAGGAGTATCTAATGTGGCGACAATTGTGCCGGTGGCCCCGCCGTCTCGAATAACAACAGAACCGCCAGTGCCGCTGGAGACAATATACACACCTTTAACGCGTGCAGGACCACCAAAAATGGCTCCCCCTGCTCCGGCTAAGCGCGTACTTTTTACGTCACTCATGTATCCCATAATTTAGCTCCTTAAAAACAAATTAAACCCCGTTGGCGGGGTGAGCTAGATTACGCGCCTGCGGAAACCGTCAATACGCCAGAGTTGCTATAGACTTGCCCAGCAACAGAAGGATCAGACGTGGGTAGGTCAGAGATAATGATTGTGGTGCCGTTGATCGTCACAGTGCCAGTGGTGGTCAAGGTGGTAACGGTAGCTGCGCCTTCGAAGCCGTTTGTAGATACGACTGGGCCAGAGAATGTGGTTTGAGCCATGATATTTCCTTACATGCAAGTGTGGCGTATCTGTCTGCATGTCGTCAGCCGGGACTGTCAGATACACCGGATAACCCCGGATTGACTCAAATATAGCACTTTACAACAGTCGGTGCAACTATAATGGCGCAAATGGCAGAAAAAACCCCTGACGAGAAAAAAGCAAAGCAGCGAGAGTATGCAGCAAGGCATTACCGAAAGAATCGGGAGGCAGTTATTGCCGCTTCACAGGCGGATAAAGCCCGAAGAAAAAAGCTGTGGAGCGAATACAAAGCAACCCTTTCCTGCGCAAAATGCGGGTTTAGTCACCCGGCTGCGCTGGATTTTCACCACAAAGACCCCGCTACAAAAGAGCACAGTGTGCACTACCTTACAGGACAGCGAAGATATGCAAAGGCACGAGAAGAAGTAAAGAAATGCATTGTGCTCTGCGCTAATTGCCACAGAATCCATCACTACAATGAAAAGGGCTCCCGAAGGAGCCCTTAATCAATTAGGGTATACCCTAATTACGCTGCACCGGCAGAGCCGTAAATGCCGCGTGGATCGCTCCAGCCGAAGCTGTAACGCTCACGAGCCTTGTAGCGGACGTTACCAGTGTCAAAGTCGCCCTCAAAGGCAGTCTTAACAGGCGAGCGGTTAAACATCTTCAAGCCGTTAGGCGCGTCGGTCAACAAGAACCATGCGTCTGAGTCGGTCAAGAAGTGGTTTACCTTATAGCCCTCTGGAACCATGCCCATTGAACGAATAGCGTTGGTATCGTTGTCCGCTGTACCAGTACGCAAAGTGGTCTTCATCAGGCGCTCTGCAGTAAATTGCAGTTCCTTAGGAATGATCATCTTGCGGGCCTGTACGGCGACCTTCAAACCACGCTCATCAGTGAAAGCGGCAATATCAATAATTGCTTGCTCTAAAGATGTTTCGTTCAAATCAGCAGCTACTGCAGGAGTATTGCTGAAAGCAGCGCCCAAAGCGGTGGGGTGCAAAGCGTTACACAAGGAAACGCCGTCACCACCGTTATAAGAACCGCTAGTGTTGAACGCGTTGTTCAGCACAGACGCAGCCTTAACCTGCTTCGTGTGGGACATTGAACGAGCCAAAGCCTTGGTGTAACGAGCTGACAGTCGGTCATAGAGGTTGTCCTCAATGGCTTCTTCTGTCAACGCGAACGCCATAGCAATGGTTTCGTGCTGGTAGCGAGCGGTAAATGATTCTTGTGCAGAATCATATGAGACGCCAGCGCCTTCGCTCTTAGTGGGGGCTGCACCGAAACCGGTCAGCATAACTTCTTCTTCGAAAGCACGGTCTGAGCTCTCGGTTGCGAAGATTTCTGCATGCTCGTTCTCGTAGCGGCTGTATTCCATTCCGAACAATGCGTTCAGGCCGGGCTCTAGTTCCTTGACCAGTTGTGCGCGTGAAATTGCCATGATTAAGCTCCTTGACCTGCAACACCTGCACTGCCGTACATGTGTTCATTGATTTTAACGACAACAACCGCGTTAGTGCCGAAAGCGTTGTCTGGAGAAGCAGACAGGCCTACGATTTTAAGGTTTAATGCCGCCGTGTTGGCGATAGTAGCCGAGTCCAACTCCATGGCAGAAATACCGTTAACGGCACTGCCGGTAGTGCCTACAACATCGGCGTTCTTGCCAATGTCTGCCTGCGTCATGCCAGCACTTGCTTGCACCATGAACAACTGGCTAGGATCATCTAGTACATCAGCTGCGATAACACCAGAAGTGATGTTTACGCTACCGGGGTAGTAGTTGCTCCATGTGGGCTTACCCGTAGTTGGGTCGGTGTAGTTACAGCCGTTAAACACACCAACTGCTGCCGTGTGGGTAGCAGGTGCGAACTTAACGATGTAGCCATCAAAGACGGTGACTAAGTCACCTTGGTAAATTGCTCCAGCTTGGTTATCAGCAATCTCGTAGCCGTACTGCTTTTGTGCACCGGTGCCTGAAAGATTGCCAATAGGACGCAAGCCAAAGGCTTTATCGACGTTTGCCATTTGTAGCTCCTAAAAAGTAGAATTTTCCGCCTATTTAGCGGGAACCAAAGGTTGTGCGTGAACTCCTCTCGGGGTTCTGGATACGCATAGATGAGTGGGCGTTTTCCCGCATCATCTCGTTGTCCACAGCATTTAATTGATCCCGAGCCTTACCTTGGAAGTACGCGTTACGCTCTTGAATAGTTTCTTCGGGGATAAGCGCCAGCAGCAAGCCGCCAACCGACACAACACCTGTATTACGGCCTTCTTCAATAGTAGGCATAGTATTACGGTATTCTTCAGGCAAATCTTCGTTTCGGACTAACTCGTAGCCCTCACGCATACGCCCGTAGACGTTTTGCTTATCCTCAAATCCATTAATTTCAGAACGTATCCAACGATACTTGAAACCAGCAGGGGCGGGGGGTGCGTCAAGACGTGATGGGGGTGCCCATGGCTTGCGACGAACTTCCTTCTCACGCGAAGTGCGGGAAGCGCGGTCGATAGTTACTTTTGAATCGCTCATGATTACTCCTTTACGTACTTGGCATATTCCTCAATTGGAACACCCAGTTTCTTTGCTATAGCAACCTGACTCGGTGATAACCGGACAGTACGGCGTGCACTATTTACCCCGGAACTACGGGAAGCAGGTGCAACAGCTGGCACGGAACGCTGTTGTCTGGATTGTTGTGGCGCAAAGCGCTTTGGGAACTCGTCCCGAAGTCTTTGGTCCAGTTGAGTATAGTACTCTTCAGTATTAGGGTCAACACCCTCTTGTTCAACTAATGTTTGATGCATTCCCCATGCCGCGTAAGTTAAAACACGATCTTGACCAAACCATGGGTTATCTTCAGCCCAGCGCTCGGCCCTAGGACTGGGTGCTACCCTTTGTGGCGCTTGTTGCTGCTGCGGCTGCTGCGGCTGCGGCTGCTGCTTCATGCGCTCTATTTCTTCAGTCTGCTGCTGCAAATAGCCCGCAACCTGCCGCTGCTCCATTACCATGTCGGTTAGGCGCTGGTGGGCTTCTGTCTCAGTATCAATATCGCCCTCTTCACGAGCACGTTTAATAATTGCACGAAGCGTCTGCTGCTGCGTCTCAAGGCGACTCTTTGTCTCGTTTAAGCGACTAAAGTCCGTATTTACCAGCTTTTGCTGCAGAGTATTTGTTTGGTTTTGCAGGCCTTTAGCGTAATCAATAGCCGCCTGTTCCCGGCGCTCGGCCTCGCGCATGCGAGCCGTTAGCTTAGAAATACGCTTTTGGACGGCATCGCTGACCGACTCCAACTCCTCACGGTGCGCCGACGGGGCCTCTTCCTGCTCTACGTCTGTCTCAGGCTCCGTTTTAACAACTTCTGCCTTGGCCTCAGAACCGTCTTCCGATTGCTCAATCGCAACATCGGTTTCCGTTTCTTCATCCCCTAGATTAAATTCCAATTGGTCGTCTGCTGACATAGATTCTCCTTACATGTGCAGAATATCTTCAGGATCGCTAATAACGGCAAGTATTTCATCGTCGTTTAGGATCCGGATCTCACCGCCATCAATATTCATCCTAGCCCCCGCATAGCGGCCAAAAATGATCCAATCGCCTTCCTTGCACCACGCACCGTGAGGGAATTTAGCTTCATCCGCATAGGCCAAGGGGCCTACCTTCAAAACATACCCGCAAGTAGTGGTCAATTGTTGGCGTTCGATGGTCTGGTCAGCAAGTGCAATACCGCCCTTGCTTTTATTAGTTCCGCGGTAAGGAAGAATCACAATCCGCCAGCCTGTAGGCTTCGGGATACGATCCATAACGGCTTCGTCGAGCTTGTCAACGTTCATTCCACCGTCTCGTGTATAGGCATCAGAAA